TGTCTTTATAATTCCAAATAACATATCTTGATGGCGTATAACCGCTATCAGCATCACTAGGAAAAAACCACCATATCTCATTATAGTTAGAGTTATGACCGCCTGATGCAACTGCTCTCATAGGATAATCCAAATTGTCATAAATATAATCATGGACATCACATTTGATCTCTTTTACAGATCCATCATAAATAAATACAGAATTTTCTCCCAACCAAGCAAGAAAATCTCCTGTGCTAACAACAGATCTCATACCCAGAGGACGGCAACTTTCACCAGCTTGTGCAATACCATAAATAAAAGGATTACCAGAATAATACATTCTACTAAGCCCTGTTTCTGTAAAAACTATAGTATCTAATTTATATTTTTTTGCGCCTATTATTTCTCCTGAACTTGGAATAATTAGATCTCCAGCGGTATTTGTTGCTTTGGCCGTCCAATCATTATTATCTTCTCTGTTTGACCATGCTATCTTTCTGGGATCTCCACCAGATCCAAAAGTTACTAAATGACGCTCATTAGTAACAACTACTGATTTATTATTTGTTGGTGCATTACTTAGGACAGCGGCAACTGTATCTGCTGATCCGCTTGAATTAGATTGCCATCTATATACTTTGCCATCACCAGCAAAACATATAATTAAATCTTCTCCCCAATTATCAAAAGAAAAATCTTTACTATTAAATGAAAGGCCCGATTGACTTCTTGCATCTCCATAATCTTCAACCCCCCAATGATAAGCACCATAACCCAATGGATCTGCACTTGTATCATTTACAAAACCACCGGGAGTTACATCTATAGTAGATCCTTTATAAATAACAAATATTTTTTGTCTTGTGCCAACAGCAATTACAGTATTTCCAGCATTATCATTGTATGCGTATAAGGAAATAATTTCTCCTGTTATTGTGCCGTGTGATAATTTTTCCCAACCATTTATCGGTGTTAGATAGCCATTTTGAAAACGAACAAGATTACCATCAACCCAACGACCTTTGTTTGAATATTCTGTGCCGTTAGTTACTATTCCGGCT